CCTTGGCGGCGTTCCATCCGTTTTTAGCAACGTTCCATTCTTTAACGCTCCCAAACTGCGGAAGGTCTTCAGCCATCGCATCACCTGCCTTGGTCAGCCGCTTGACCTCGGTGTTGGACTGGTTCACCCAATGCTCTGCAAGTTTAAGCTGAGTCTCGGCCTCACGTTTCCATGCCTCCAGCCGCTCGACCTGCTTCTGCAGTTCCTCATTCGGGATAATGGTGCGGGTAGTGAAGGCGGTCAGCCGCTCAACCTCGGCCTTGAGGCGGGCGTTCTCGACGTTCAGTTCGCCTATGCGCTTCATCATGGTTACTTCTAGATGGACCTTGCTCATACCTTGGCCCTCATGTCCTGCCAGTCCTCGACCGCTTCCTGGACCTCGGCATGGCTCAGGCGCTTACCGTGCCGGATGCAGAACCACAGCTCATCGCCAGCCTCTCGGAGTCCTTCGGCGCGGTGCTTGAGGCGCTGAACCTCGGCCTTCAGTGTCGTGATCTCGGCCTCACAGTTTGCCACGGCCTGATCGGCGATGTGCAGGGGAATCATTCGGTTGTGATTAATGTCGCTCATAGGACGTTGAACCAGGCGCGCCCGGCGTTGATACCGAACTTGATGGTGCAGCCATTGCAGTGCTGCTTGGCGGCGTGAGCGGCTTCGGCCAGCATCTCTTTTGCCTTAGACACCGACAAGTCCTTCGTGTAGATCAGGCGGTTAATGTGCTCGACCTCGGTCGCCATATGCCGGGTCGCTAGCTGGTGGTGGGTCAGGTTCATTTGATTGCCCCCTTGTTGAGTCGGTCGCAGAAGATGATGGCGTCCTCTGGGTCTTTCATAATGGTCCAAGAACTTCCAACACAGTGAAGGTAGTCTCCGACAGTGTTGCCATTAACGTCGTTATCCTTAAACATATACTTGCGGTCAGGGCCGGGGAGGCCACTGATCCAGATGGACCAGCGCTGACGATTGCCGGTCTTCACCTTTAGCAGGTCGTCCTGCCTGTCGCAGAGAGCCTTGAGCGCCTGACCGTTGCGGTACAACTGCCGGGCGTATGACCAGGGGAAGAGCCACCAGAGAGGAGGCATGGAGTCGGGTTTGATGATGAGCATGGCGGGATGGTGAGAGAGTGGGTCAGGCATTGCTGGCGGCCTCCCATGCGACGACCTTAGCCTCGGCATCGGTCTTCCAGACGCCACGGAACTCGACGATCAGGTCGTAGGCCGTGAACAGCGAAGCGATGCGCTTCTTGCCGATCAGCGGGGCGAACTCGCCAGAGGTCGGAGCGTGGTCCACGCGGTCAATCTGGACGCGTAGGCCGAAGAGGAAGCCGTATAGTTCGTATTGGCTCTGCTTGCCGGACTTCGCCCGGTGTTTGAGGATGAGTTCCTTGGCCGCTTCGAGACGGACAGGGTCGGTGATTGCTTTGGGTCGGTGGTTCATGTGCGGGAGATTAAAAACGGTTAATGATGTCCAGCAGGCTAGGGCCATCGGACAGCAGCAGGATGTAGAGGGCCAGCGCAAGGCCAGCGAGGAGGGCGATGAGGAGTTTCATGTGCGGGAGATTAGGCGTTAGCGTAAGTGCGGTTAAAATGATTGATGCAGTCCAGCAGGCCGAGGCCGTCGCACAGGCCATGGGCCTTGCGGTAATCAATCAGCGCGGCGTCGAGCGTAGGCTCGGCGGCTTTAAACTCTTCGCGAGTCTTAGCGGCGTTGCACGCGGCAAAGGCAGCGGCAAAGGCATTGGCAATCTTGATCAGGTTTTTAGTAGTCATGTTGTGCGGGAGGCCATCAACCTAGCACCCTTACATCTGCCGTAAAGCACTAACCGTTATAAATCTACCCCCTCAGTTATACAACTTGCCCCGACCCCTCCAGACCCCTACTCTGCCCCCTTCCCGCACGTGTTCGACCTCCGTCCCTACCAGCAAACCGCCGTCGATGCGGTGCGAGACTCCTTCAGGGCTGGCCGTCGCCGTCCCCTGCTGGTCGCCCCTACAGGCTCCGGGAAAACCGTCATCTTCTCCTATATCACCGCCTCAGCTGCGGCCAAGGGCAACCGCACCCTTGTGCTCGTCCACCGCGCCGAACTCCTGGAGCAGTGCCACCGCTCACTCTCGCAGATGGACGTGCCTCACGGCCTTATCGCTTCTGGCCTTACGCCCGACCGCTCTCATCTCACGCAGATCGCCAGCGTGCAGACGCTCGTCCGCAGGTTCGACCGCGTCATGGCTCCTGACCTCATCGTTATCGACGAAGCACACCACGCCACTGCCGGTGCTTGGGCATCAGTGCTCGCCCAGTACCCTGAAGCGCGCGTCCTCGGCGTCACCGCTACTCCGCAGCGCCTAGACGGCAAGGGCCTCGGCCAAGTGTTCGACGACCTGATCCGTGGGCCAGAGGTTACAAAACTCATAGATGAGGGGTACTTATGTAAACCAGTGTATTACGCCCCTAAGACCGTGGACCTTACAGGTGTGCACATGGTGGCAGGAGATTATAACCGTGCCGAAGTAGCCGAGCGTATGGACCGCCCGACCATCACCGGCGACGCCGTCATTCATTACCGCAAGTACGCCGAAGGACAGCCGTGCATCGTGTTCTGCACAGGAATAAAGCACGCCGAGCACGTGGCCCAGGCGTTCAACGCTTCAGGCTATCGGTTCAAGGTCATCGACGGTACGCTCGCCAAAGAAGAGCGCGCGCGCCGAGTCCTCGACCTGTCCACAGGTGCACTGCAAGGGCTGGTCAGCGTGGACATCGTCTCAGAGGGGTTTGACCTGCCGTGCGTATCGACAGCCATCCTGCTTAGGCCGACGGCATCTCTATCTCTGCACCTCCAGCAAGTGGGCAGAGTCCTCCGTCCGTCACCGGGCAAGCCACGCGCCGTCATCCTAGACCATGTAGGCAACTGCAGGCGGCACGGCCTAGCCGAAGAGGTCCGAGACTGGTCCCTCGACGGCATCCGCAAGCGGAGCAAGCGTGGCCCGCAGGACGATGTGGCCGACACCCGCCAATGCCCGGAGTGCTTCGCAGTTCATACTCCAAGCCCAGCCTGTCCGCAGTGCTTGCACGTCTACGAAATCAAGGACCGCATCCCTGACGTGGTAGATGGCGAGCTAGAGGAACTGAAGGCACGTGAGGCCGTCCGAAGCCGCAAGCGGGAGCAGGGCACGGCTCAGACTCTTGAGGACCTGATCCGCGTCGGCAAAGCCAGAGGCATGAAGAACCCTTACGGCTGGGCGCACAACGTGTTCAAGGCACGAAACTCTAAACGATGAACAAGCGCGTATTAATTGCCTGTGAAGAAAGCCAGACTGTCTGTAAGGCTTTCAGGTCTAAAGGATTTGATGCCTACAGCTGCGACATACAGGACTGTTCTGGAGGACATCCGGAATGGCATCTAAAGGGCGATGTGCTACAGCACATAGATAAGGGCTGGGATTTGATTATAGCTCACCCACCTTACACATATCTTAGCAAGGCCGGTGCTCGATGGCTACACGCAGGCGGCCAGATTAATCAGGCAAGGCTTGCTCAAGGCATGGCAGCTAAGAGTTTCTTTGAGGCCATGCTAAACGCTGACTGCAAACACATTGCCGTAGAAAACCCGACACCATTAAAGGTTTATGATTTACCTAAATCTAGTCAGGCAATCCAGCCTTGGCAATTCGGCCATCCATACAGTAAACGGACTTTGCTATGGCTAAAGAACCTACCGCCACTGACAGCCACAAACATTGTTAAGAATTATAAACCTTACCTGCCTTCTAACACAGGTGGCAAGAAGCGTGGTCAGTCTTACTCTATTGGCATCAGCAAGAACGCTAAGGAGAGCAGTAAGACATTTTTAGGTGTCGCCGAAGCTATGGCTGAACAGTGGGGGGCTGTCCTATGAGCGAAGCCGCCATCCAGCAGGACATCCGACTGTCCCTGGGCAAGTGTCCAGCCGTGCGGATGTTCCGCAATAACTCCGGCGCATACAAGGACCCCCGCTCTGGCCGCGTCATCCGCTACGGCCTGACCACTGGCTCGGCTGACCTGATCGGCTGGCAGACGCTTACGATCACCCCTGACATGGTAGGCCAGAGGTTTGCCCGGTTCCTATCGGTCGAGGTTAAGGCCCCCAAGGGCAGGCTAACCCCTGAGCAGGAGACGTGGCGGGCGGCTGTCCAAAGGGCCGGGGGCATCGCCATCGTCGCGCGCTCAGTCGAGGACGTCGCTTTTCTGGTTGCCTGACCGCAACCCTACCGACACCTTGGGCCATCCCGCACCCTATGGCTCCTCGTCTCGACTTCGCTACCGTCAATGCCGCCGCGCTTGGCTCCCTTGAATCCCTCTGCTGCGAGTGGTTCCCCGCTGGCAAGAAAGACGGCCACGAGTTTAAGGTCGGCTCAGTCCGAGGTGAACCTGGCTCCAGCCTCTCCATCAACCTGACGACTGGTAAGTGGTGCGACTTCGCCGGTGACGACAAAGGCTCCGACCCTATCTCCCTGCTCGCCGCCATCAAGGGTTGCAAGCAAGGCGAAGCCGCCCGCGAACTGGCCGAGCGTCTGTCCCTTGGGGTCACCGCATCGACCGCCCCCCGCGCCGAGTACGAGTCCAAGCCATCAGCTGCGTCCGAGTGGGAACCTCTTCCCTACGCTCCAGAGGGTTGCCATGAGCCTGACCTGAACCACTACAAGCACGGCCAGCCTGTCGCCACTTGGCCCTACCTCACCGCTGACGGCAACCGCGTTGGCCTGATCTGTCGCTTCGACCTAGCCGATGGCTCCAAGGAAGTCCTGCCCATCACCTGGTGCGAGCACGTATCAGGCAAGCAGGCATGGCGCTGGAAGTCATTCGCCAAGCCCCGCCCGCTGTTCAATCTGCCAAAGGTGGTTCACGCCGACGCTAACAAGTGGGTCCTGATTGTTGAAGGCGAGAAGACCGCTGATGCCGCCAGCCGTCTGCTGCCTAACCTCACCGTCACAACCTGGTCAGGTGGCTCCAAGGCCGTCAGCCTAGCCGACTGGTCATCCCTTGCTGGTCGTCGCGTCCTCTTCTGGCCTGATGCCGATGAGCCGGGTCGCAAGTGCATCGAGCTAATCCGCAAGCAACTGCCAGACGTCCGCATCGTCACCCCGCCCGCTAACGTGGCCGAGGGCTGGGACCTTGCCAACGCTGAGGCCGAAGGCTGGACCACCGACATGGTCCGCGCTCACATCCGTGGAGAGGCTGTCGCCCAGCCATTGCCGGCCGAGTCACCCCCTCCCCCCGAAGTGCTTGAGGCTATCGACTACGCTAACCTAGACGCCCAGCCCCTGCATGAGCCAGACCCTATCCAAGAGGAGCCTTGGCCGTTCCGGGTCCTCGGTCACGACGACGGCGTCTACTTCTACCTCCCCGACTCTAGCCAGCAGATCGTCAGTCTGACCGCCAACGACCACAAGCACTTGCCCTTCCTGCGCCTTGCTGGTGCTAACTGGTGGGAGACTCACTTCCCCGGGCGTGAAGGAGCCGACTGGAAAGCCGCCGCTAACGCTCTCATCCAAGCCGGACACCGTGAAGGCATCTTCGCCCCGCGTAAAGTCCGTGGCCGTGGCTGCTGGGTAGACGAAGCCCAGGTCATCTTCCACGCGGGCGACCGTCTCCTAGTCGGCAGCACCGAGGTATCCATCCCATCCTTTAAGTCGAAGTGGATTTACACCCAAGGCCAGCGCCTTGAGGCCGACCAGGCTGAACCCATCTCCAACGTCGAGGCCGCGCGGCTGATGGCCCTCACCGACATGATGAATTGGAAGGAACCCATCTACTCCAAGTTCTTTGCTGGCTGGTGCGTCATCGCCCCGATCTGCGGCGTGCTCGGCTGGCGTCCCCATATCTGGGTCAACGGTCCGTCTGGGTCTGGTAAGACGTGGCTCCTGAATAACATCCTAGACCCGCTGGTGGGCCGCCTTGCCCTTTCGGTGCAGTCAGCGACCACCGAGGCTTACATACGTCAACGCCTACGCTCAGACGCCCTCCCTGTCGTTTTCGATGAGGCCGAGTCCGAGGACAAGCGCGGACAAGCCCGGATGCAGTCTATCCTTGAACTGGCCCGCGCCGCCTCAGCTGAGACTGGAGCCGGTATCGGTAAGGGTTCCGCGTCAGGCAAGGCCATGGAGTATCAGATCAGGTCCTGCTTCGCCTTCGCCTCTATCGGCGTGGCCGCTAACCAGCGCGCCGATACTAGCCGTATCACCTCCCTTGAACTGCGGAAGGATAACACCGACGGCGGTCAGGCTCGCTTCGAGCAACTGAAGGTCCTCTGGGCCGATACCATCGCCCGCCCTGGCTTCGCTGAGGGTATCCGCTCACGCTCTTTAGCCAACGCCATGAGCATCACCGAGAACGCCCGAACCTTTGCCAAGGCCGTTGCCATCAAGCTAGGGGACCAGCGTATCGGTGACCAATTAGGCGCGCTGCTCTCCGGGGCCTTCTCCCTTACCTCGACCCGTGTCCTTTCCCTTGAGGACGCCACCGCTTGGGTTGAGAAGCAGAACTGGACCGGCTTCCTTCCCGATGAAGCCGACCAGGATGAAGTCCGCGCGCTTGCTTGGATGCTCGATAAGTCCATCCGATTTGAGCAGGACGACCGAACCTATACCCGATCCATTGGCGAACTGGTGCAGGCTTACTACTCGACCGAGGTCACCGTGGATGACGCGGATAACATCCGTAGCAACCTGATGCGCTCAGGGCTGAAACTCGAAGACGATACCGTCTCCATCTCGAACCATCACCCCGCTCTCCGTACCCTCTTCGAGAACACTTCATGGGCCGACAAGTGGAAGGATCAGTTTGCAAGAGTACCGGGCGCGGTGCACCTATCTAGCATCCGATTTGGGGCTTCGACCCATCGGGCCGTCCGCATTCCGAGGACTGCGTTCCTTGCTTAGTCGCTGTATGCACGCGGCCTAGCCGTAACTGCATACACCTTAAGTGTCTGTAGCGGTAACGCTTTAGGTTAGCCGTGGACTGTATGCAGCCTTGGGGATATATAACCCCCTTTATAGGATACCCCCTCCTATCCCCTCCTCTCCTCTCTCTCTCTATATCTATCTATCTATTGTTATAGGTAAGTAGTAGGGGGCTTCTGTAACTATGCTGGTAGTCAGTGTGTTAAGGTGTATGCAAGCCCTGCATACAACTGCACACGGCCGCATACAACCCCGCCGAGTTATAGTTTCACTTAACCTTACCTTTAGCCCCATAACCTGATCAGTGGTCGAGACTCAGGATAACATCCCGCCAGAGCACCAACGACTTGTTGATGCTCACTTCGATTCATTGTCCCCGGCCAAGCAGCGCAAGGCCAGGGCCGCTGGCTTCAGGCCGTACCGCGAACTGCCCAGGTCAGGCGACAACATCATGGAGCTTGATGAAGCCAAGGCGTGCTGGCGACTCAGGCAAGACGAGGGAGAGGACGCTACCGTTCGAGGTCAGACGTTCGACCGCGCCGAGGTCCTGGCTATCCTATCGGTCGTGCTCGACTCTATCGGACGCAAGCGCTGTCCGGCTATGCGCGGCCAAGCCGAGGTGATCCGTATTGGACTAGGCATAGGGACCAAGCTGACCATGAGACAAGTCGGGAAACTGCTCGGCTGTTCACGCGAAGCTGCGATGGGGCAGGTGGCATCCTTCAAAGCACGTGTAGATGCCGGTATCCGGGCGGTAAAAGCCGCACACGCGAAAACAGGGGTAAAAGGGCCTCAAAGGAATCTTTTATGCCCCCCCTAAGAGCCGCGTGGCTTGCCACCCCGCCGTTTTTTTTAACATGAGTTTTGAAAACGAGCAAAAAACCCCTGATTCTGAAACGGTGGAATCCCCGCGTAAGCCAGGGCGACCGAAAAAAGAGCGGCCCGAGTTAGACGTGGAGGGAATCCCAGACGCGAACTTCGCCGAGACGATTGCCAAGCATGAAAGGCTAGTCGTGCTCTCGCGTGAGAAGTACGAGCGGCTCCTGCGTGCCGGAGATGCCGAAGCTCGTTACGCCCAGGTAACTTATAACCAATCGCTCAAGCAGTCGGTGGCCTTGCGCGAAGAGCAGGAGCGCCGATCAGTGTTTGCCCGGGAGCAGATTCCTGCGGTCGAAGCGCGCGAAGCGATGCTGCGTCTGGCTGGCCTAATCGTCGAGCGGCTAGACGCGCTTGGCTCAGAGTGCGGTGAGAACTGCAACCCGAAGGACCCAATCAAAGCCATCGGTGTCCTGACCGATTGGGCGAGAGATGCGCGCGAGAAGGTTGCCCGGGTGGCCGGAGTGTTCGAGGAGCCGAAGGCATGAACGCCGAGGAACTGTTCCAGGAGGGACTTGCGGTCGTGAGGCCGTCAGCCCTGAGCGACCCGGTCGCGTACCTCAAGGAGAACGTTAAGAAGATTCCTGCTGGCGTGTTCGACGGAGGGTACAACCCGAAGCGCTGGCCGTGGATCGGTGAGGCCGTGCGGATATTCAACCAGCCTACAACGAGCCGAATGTTCATGCCCTGGGCCATCGGCTGCGGGAAGACGCTGACGCTCAAACTGATTGCGACTTACCTGATGGCTAACCGCCGAGCGTCGATGGCTATCTACCTCGACTCGCAGGACAAGGCGAAGGGATTCACGCTTAATGAGCTGCGGCCCCTGTTCGAGCAGGTCGGTGACATCCGCTCGCAGATGAGCGCCGACGATAACGACAAGTCAGGGACGCTACGGTTTGCGGACGGCTGCTTGATTCACAACCGATCGGCATCAACCGAGAAGCACCTGCAGAGTCTGCACGTCCGATACGTCCTCGGCTCGGAAATCTGGCAATGGCCTAACGGTGCAATAGCCATGAGCATGAGCCGACTGAAGGCGGCGGCGTTCGCGTCGAAAGCTGTGTACGAAAGCCAGCCAGGGGATATCGAAGGCCAAGGCGCTGAGTTCTGGAAGTTCTACCTGATGACTGACCAGCGTCAGTGGATGTTCGTCTGCCCGATCGAGACGTGCCAGCACCGGCAGCCGTGGCTATGGGATTACATCAGATTCCCAGAAGGGGCTAAGGGCATCGACGGCTGGGACCTTGAGGCCGTGCAGAACGGCACGACCTACGAGTGCTCGAAGTGCAAGACGCGGCTTGAGGACAACGACGAGGTCCGCACGACGTGCAACGAGGTCGAACGCGGCGCTGGGTTCTTCTCGACGGCCAAGGCCGAGAAGGCCGGGTATGTCGGACTACACGTCAACGCTCTGGCGTCTACGAGCTGGGGTTCTCTGGCCGTGGACATGATCAAGGCGAAGGAGGTCGCTGAGTTGGGTGACCTGACCCCCCGCAAAATATTCAAGACCCAGTATTTGGCACAGCCTTGGAGTGATGACACCGCGTCGATGGTGGTAAGCACTGAGTCCTCGGACTACGCTATGGCAGACCCTTGGGAGGCAGTGGCCTACATTGGCCCACGCGGTCAGATCGTGGACAAGGCCGATGCCCCTGAAGGCTCGGTTAAGTTCCTGACCGCCGCTATCGACTGTCAGGGTGACCACCTGTGGGTTGTGCTTAGGCAGTGGGCGCGTACCGGGCATAGCCGCCTAGTCTGGTTCGGAAAAGTTATGAGCACCGATGGCCTGACAGATTGGAGCGGGATAGATGCCCTAGTGGCAAAGCATGGGGTGCATCCGCAGCTTGTCATGGTAGACTCTGGTGACGGTAATTCTACGCAGGAGGTCTACAAGCAATGCGCTACCCGTGGCTGGCAGTGCGCCAAGGGTTCAGGCCAGGAGTATTTCAACGTCAAGACGAAGGCCGGTGACGCGGTGCGTCGGTTCTACAACACGCCCACGGCTATTCACGTGCCGGGCGTCCGCAACCCCACGACACTGGTCGTGTGGTCGAATCTCTCGGGCAAGGATTTATTCTGGGGCACGCGCGCTCGTAAGGTCTTCACGTTTGCCCGTGATGCCTTGCCTGACTATATCGCCCAGCTCGATAGTGAGCTCAGGGTAAAGGAAGCAGGGAAGCCTATCTGGCGACTGCGCCAAGGGGTTAAGCATAACCACGCCCTAGACTGTGAGTTGCTTGGGATGCTCATCGCCGCGCGTTGGGGGCTGATCGGTAGGGACGAGCCTCAAACCTTACTTGCCCCCCAATAGTTATATGGCTCTAGGCATCTATGTCGGCTTACCAGAGGAGACTTTGCTTGCCTACAAAGAGGAGGCTTTGGGCCAGCTCGGATTGGCTGTCACGTCATACAGTGACTCCGGCACGAGTGTTAACAAGACTGCAGGGATGCCCGTGGCTACGCGCATCCTAGAGATCAACTACGCTTTATCCAAAATCGACAGTTCACGTTATGGGGGTGCTCATACCTCCGTGCAGATTAACTGGGATTACCGAGTTGACCGCTAATGCCTCCTAAGAAACTTACCTCAAAAGCCAAGGCGGCTAAGAAGCAACCCTCTGCGAGTTACTCGCAGTTCGCAAGCACGACGCAATCCGGCGCGCGCCGTATGCTGTTTATCGGTGGGGTGAACGACCAGCGCAAGGAAGTTACCTCTGCAACTCGGACAGCAATGATGGCGAAATCCCGCTGGGCTGTGCGTAATAGTCCAATCTACAAGCAATGCGCCGACGAGGCCGTTTTGATTTCTGTCGGTGATGGCCTTGTAGCTCAGTCCCTGGCTAAGAACCCGCAGACTGCGGTGGCCTACGATAAATACTTCCGCGACTGGTCAGTGCGTTGCGACCTCACCCGGCGTTACAATCTCGGACAGTTGCAGACCATGTGGATGCTCGGAGCCTTGATTGACGGTGATTCTTTTGGCATTCTGACTAACGACCCTAAGACCGGGGTCCCGGCTATCCAGATTCTTGAAGCCCACCGCGTCGGGTCTCCACGCACTGAGTTTAACGATAGGAACGTGGACGGTGCATACCTAGGAACCTACGGAGAAATTGTAGGCTGGAATGTCTACACCGATGACCAGACGAAGGACCGCTACGTGCCTTCCTCGGCTATGCTGCAGGTCATGGAGTTTGAGCGGCCCTCTGCAGTACGCGGTTACCCAGTGCTTCAGTCTAGCCTCAATAGCGTGCAGGATCACCTCGAAGTCTTCGGACTAGAGGTTCGCGCGGCCCGCGACTCGGCAGATCATACTCTAATCCTGAAGAAGCAGGGCGGCGTTTTGCAGGATGACCCTGCCGCTCGATTCTCCGGCGACGCTAACTCCTGCGAAAAACTTGCCAGCCAGATGGGCGGTAAGATGCTTGTGGTAGATACCAATGAGGATTTGTCCCAGCTAAGTCAGACTCGCCCTTCCCCTGCTTGGATTGGCATGATGACCGCCATCGAGCGCGACATCGTTCGCCTATTGCCGTACGAGTATCAGGTAACCCCTGGAGTGCTCGGGGGCAGTTCAGTAAGATTGGTCGCCGGTCGTGTGTCACGATGGGCCAATAAATGGCAGTCAATTCTCATCGATAGCCTAGACCGCGTATACGATTAC